TGACGGCGCCAGTCAGGAGCATCTGCGCCGCCATGTACTCTTCACGGCGGGTGATCTGGTCGTCCTGCACCTGAAGTGTGTCGATGACGATCCGGTCGCGGCGCTCCGCAAGGCTCAGCTCGCCGAGCAAGGCCTCACCGGGGCGACGCCGCAGGGTGCGCCACGGCTCGATCACGTGCTTCGGCTTTACGTAGGCCGGGCGGAACGAGTTGGCGTAGTAGCCGCGCAGCCGCTCGGCCTTGCCCTGGACGGCGGGCGAGACGATCGGCGCAAGGCGCCGGGCACGCTCCACCTTGTCGAAGTAGACCTCCTCCGTGTCGAAGGTCTGCTCGCTCGTGAAGAACGTGTCGTAGAGAAACGACACCGGGCGGTCGATGACGCCATAAGCGCCGAGCAGCCGTGCGGTGGAATAGGTGTCAATGGCCATGGAACGATCCTCTAGTCAGAGTGGGTCGGACCAAGGCCGCCCTCTGGTGCTGTCTCAGTGGATGGGGGATCAGGGGGCGAGGCCGAGCTTGCGGATGAAGATCGACTGGCCGGTCGCGGCGAACGCTGCATCGACCGTGGCCTGCGTGTGCCCCGTGCCGAAGGTCATCATCAGATCGCCGAACTCGCCGGTGAAGTAGGCCGGGGCGACCTGATCAGCGTTGACCGTCGTCGTGTCGACATCGGCAGCGAGAACTGCCTTGGGCGTCTGCGAGCCATCGGAGGCGGCACTGGCCGACAAGACGTATTTGCCGGACGCGGTGACGAGACCGAGCACGGCGCCGCGGCGAAGGTTCTGACCCGCAAGGATCGTCACCGGCCGCGAGATCATCGGGAAGTCACCCGCCCGCAGTGCAGTCGGGTTGAAGGTGGGATACGTTGCCATCAGCGCGGCTCCTTAGTGCTTGACGGCCGGAGCCGGCTTGTTGAGGACACGGCGAGCCCAGGACTCGCCCTCGCTGCGCTCATCGCGCCGCTGCTCGGAAAGGCTCGGCTCAGGCGCCGCAGCCATGTGCTTGGGGCCGCCGTCTTCAGCGCGCTCGGCGGCGAGCTTGTCGATCAGCAGGCCGCGGAAGCTCTCGACCGGAGTGCCGGTGCGGACGTGCTGGTCGCCGAAGTCCCGCATGCCGAACTTCTTGGCGAGGTCGGTAATGTCGTTGGCGCGGCTGCGCTCGGCGGCCATACGCTTCTCGACCAGCGCACCGAGGCGACGCTCCTCAGCCTCGCTGAGCGGCAGCGGATGCGCATCACCCGGATCGTAGACCTTGGTGGCGGCGGTGCCGTCTCCGGTCTTCGGCTTCTTGTTGACCTCGTGCTCGACGATGTCAGTGTTGTCGTTCGGGTTGACCGGGTTGGCGGGCGCCTCGCCCTGAATGGCAGCGTCCTTCTCGGTCGGGATCACGTCCTTGGCACCATCAGTGCCGGTCTTTTTCTCGGCCATGTGGGCCTCCTTCGTGGGGGTGGGATCTGCTCGGGTCACGAGGCAGGGGTGCAGCGCATCGCCCTTCGCGGGATCGACGGCGGATCGGATTTGAGCGCCTGGGTCAGCAGGGACGGGCACGGCCGAGATCTCGACCGGTTCCCAGTCCGTCACGCGCCAGACGGGCGCGGAGCCATCGTCGCGCTCCAGCTTTTCGACGGCGTGGATGATGTAGCCGGCCGAGATGTTACGGATGATGCCGTCGCGGATCTTCTGGACGACGCCAGCGTCATCCTCGGATCGAGAGAGCTGCACAGTCGCAACGCCGAGCCCGGCTTCCATGCGAGCCGAGCCCGGCACAACCGAGCCGATGACATCGTCGAGGTCGAAAGCACAGTGCGAGTTGAGGAGCGGGGCGCCAGCGTTCAGGCGCTCCAGCCGGACATTGCCCTCGCCGACTTCCAGTACCTCGTCGTAGGCGCCAGCGAGCCAGTCGTAGCGGCGGACGGTGGCACCGGTGGTCCACACCACCTCAATGGTGTTGGCGCTCTCGTCGAAGGACTGCGCGCGTACCTCCGCGGCGCGCAGCTGGCGCGGCAGTTCGATGGTAGCATGCATGGTTTTCAGCCCTGCTTATCTTCGGGCAGCTTGATGCGCGCAGGCTGGAAGACGGCGCGGTTGAGCCACATGAAGGCCTGCTGCAGACCAGTGATCGCGAGTGCGGCCATTCGCGGGTCACAGTCTTCGCGCTTCTGGATGGCTTCGGCGGCGCGAATGCATTGCTCTTCGAGGAGCTTGTTCGCATTGACGACTGCGACTTTGTCAGCGCCCTGCGGCAGGTAGCCGGAAACCGGCAACCCTTGGTGCTTCTCGTCTGCCATGGTGTTCTTTCGCTCAGTTGCCCGAGTGTGAGCGCCGGCGACGCTCTGCATGACCGGCTTCGACCGCGCGCTTCAGCGCATCGCTGGCTGCAGACCTGTCGCCGAAACCAGCCTTTGCCGGCACATCCTTCTGCGCGACACCGCGACCCGACGTGGCGGACGGATCCGAGTCGAGCACCACACCATCGGCGCGGCAGCGATCCTGAAATTTTTTGATCTCAAGGTAGACCGCTTCGGGATCGCGCCCGCTCTCAGCGATGATCTCTTCCCAGCTGCGTTGGCCGGTACGCATCGCCTCGGTTGCGGCAGCCACGTCGTCGGTCGGATTGATCCACTCAAAGGCTGGCGGGGACCACTCGACCGGAACGATAGGACTGTCGATCTTGCCCGCGAGGTAGGCGGCTTCGCAGAACCAATTCCAGATCGGCTGCAGCATCATCGGAATGAGCATCTGCCACTGGATTGCCCGCACGAACCGGCGGAACTCCAGCAGGCCCATGCGCCCGGATGAAAAGTTGACTTGGCTGAGGTCGCCGCTCAGCATCTCGTAGGGTACGCGGTAGCCAGCCGCGATCGTGCGGAGCTGGCTGACCTTGTAGTCGTTGTAGCCGCCGATGGTGGCGGGCGAGTTGAACGTGATCGTCTTGCCGCCGCGGGCGTAGGCGAACATGCCCGGCTCAAACCGCTCCACCGGATTGCCGTAAACATCGTAGATGCCCGGCTGTTCGGCGTAGTCGTCGATGGTTTTATTCGGATCCTGATTGATGCCAGGCTCAAGGTCGTCGTCACCCGTGACGATGCCGACCATGGAGGCTTCGATCTTCTTCCGAACGAGTTCCGCTTCTTCGTAGTCGCCGAGGTGGCGAAGCGTGCTGAAGGCCGGGGTGCCCCAAGGGACGCCACGGACCTGCGTGCGCTGCTTCTCAAAGACGTGCAGCACCTCGGAGGCCGGCACTGCCGACGACACCATCGACTGCCGCTGCGTCAGGAATATCGAACCAGGGTGCTCTGGATAGAGCCAGTAAGCGCCAGGCTTGCCGATCTGCGGACCGGCCGTGTTGAACTCGATGCCTTGGATGGCGAAGCGATTGTCGCGATCGGACTGGTAGCCGTTCTTGTAACTGTCGAGGAAATCCGACTCCAGAACCTGGATCTGAACCGGAACCTCAAAGCCGTCCGTGGCAAACCGCAGCCGGCGTCGGAACAGAACCTCGCCGCCCTCAATCACCTCACGAACGCCGAGGGTCTGCAGGCCGTAGAAGTCGAGCGCGCCATCGGCGTCGCACTGGTCCTTGCTGGCCCAAGCGTCGAAGACCTCGCGAACCTTTCGGTTCTTGGCATCATCGCCCGTCTTAGGGCGGGGCATGATTCCGTCCCCGACGATCGCGGCGACGAGGGCCGCCACAGCTTTGGCGGCGTGCGGATTGTTGCGCACCAGTTCGCGGGAGCGATCCCGCAGAGTGCGCGACGCGCTCCAGATCTCGGTGTCGGCCGAGGTCGACGAGGCGAACCAGCCGTCACTCAGCCGGCCCTGCGACGCGCCCTCATAAGCGCGCTTGGCAAGCCTCAGCCCGGGCTGAGGGCGACGCTCGTCGATCCGCACCACATTGGGCGCCGCGGCGACGGTTTGAACGGTCTGTGCGGCCTGGCGCTGGCGCCGAGCCCTCCTGCTCGCAGAACTCACGGATCAGCCGTTGCCGCGACGGAAGACGGCAAAGCCTGCGGTCGGCCGCTTATAACCGGGCACGGCAAGGCCAACCAGCTGCGCCTCGGCGTAGTTGAGCCGTTTTTTCATCTCGTCGAAATCGCCGTAGCTCACTGACTTGCCGTCGTAGCTGGCCGTGAGCAGACCGGCGTTGATAGCGGTACGCAGGCCGATGACCTCGGCGCGCAGCCGTGTCAGGGCGACGGCCCGATCCTCGGCGGTCGGATACAGGATATCGTTCGGCACGATCATCGTAGCCATCCTGATTTCTGACCAAGCCAGCCACCTTGCCGAGGGCGAGGGCGCTGACCGCGAGTGGGGGCGTGCCCAGGCTCGGGCGCGTCGTAGCTTTGAGCGGGCTCAGGAGCCCTCAGGACGGCCGCGGGCGGTATGACCGGCAACGTGTCGTCCGGAACCTCGACGGGCGCTGAGAAGCGGTCCAGTCGAAACGGCAGGGCCTTCAGCGCCGCGAGCGCATACACGAAGGTGTCTAGCGCCTCGTTCCGCCGACCCTTGGGCAGCACCCACACTCGGTAGGGGCGCCCCTCACGGAAGCGAGTGACCACCGACTCCGAGGTCAGCTGCGCAAAGTAGGCGTCGTCGAAAGCCTCATCGGCCGGGAAGTGGATGTAGCCCGGTCCGGGCTGTTTGATCCGGAGCCGGCCGTACACCGCATCCTTTGCGGTATCGACGCCCACGATGAAGACCGTCTCAGCGCCTTTGACGCCGCCCTTACTGGCCCGCTTCGGCCAGATCGGGCGAGCGCCACCGGCGCCCTTGGTTGCAAACACCCGCCGGTTTCGGCGAGCCCTCGCGAACGCGTAAACCCGCTCGGCATGGTGGCCGCCGGCATCAATGCAGGTGGCACGAACCCGAAGCTGCCGCCCGTTGTCCGTGCTGTAGGTTCGCAGCAGCAGCTCATCCAAGTCCTTCCAGACTTGCGGCTGAGCTGGATCTCCATGCAGAACCTCATATAGGCAGGGCCAGGCCTCTTCCTTGGCGCCGTACCCGACGATCTGAACCTCTAGGCGGTCGTCCTGGGTGTCGACGCCGGCCACGAGGGCGAGCACGCCATCGGGCAGGGCATCCGGCCCGTAAACCTCGGCACGCCCTACAAGGTCGTTCGCCGCGACCGTCTCGCCCTGCTCTTCCCATGTCTCGCCCAGGACGAGGTTGACGAAGGTCTGCAGCAGCGAAGGGTCGTTCCGGACCCGAAGAAACTCCTCAACAAGATACCGCCAAGCGGCGTTCTCGAACAGGCTGTAACCGGCCCAAATGTGGAAGCCGGCATGACCCGCGCTCGGGCGCTCGGCGATCCACTCGCCGGCATCCACCATCTTAGGCTTCTCGTGCTCCTCGATGATGCAGCCGTTGGCCTCGCAGACGAAGTGCGCGGTCTCCGGGTAGTGGGCGACCGTCTCACCCTTCTCGTTCTTGTCCTTGTTCCATGTCAGGTTAGCCCAGCGCAGGACCTGCATGTGGCCGCAGCCGGGGCACGGCACGTGGTAGCGCCGCTGATCGCTCTCGTTCCAGGCCTTCTCGATCCGGCTGACGTTCTTGATGGTCGGCGTTGACCCCAAGATGATCTTCCGGTTCCAGAACGACTCCGTGCGCTTGATGCCGAGCGCGATCTGGTCACCCTCATCGCCGGCGCCGCCGGTCGGGTAGCCGTCGATCTCGTCGAAGGCCGCCACGCGTGCCGTGATGCGCCGGAAGCCGCCAGGGCTGTTCGCCCCGATGAACGCGACCGACGCGCCGTTCCGAAACACGCGCTTAAGGATGCGCTGATTGGAGTCCTTCGCCTTTAGGTCGCCCGCGATCTCGGCCAGCACGGGGGTGTCCCGCAGCATCGGCGCGATTTCGGTGCGGCTGTAATCCTCGGCATCCTCGACGCGCGGCTGAACGAGCAGCAGCGGAGCCGGATCCTGGTGAATGAAATAACCGACCACGTGGTCTAGGATCTTGGTGTAGCCGACCCGAGCCGACTTGATCACCGTGACCTGCTTCACGGACGGGTCGGTGACCGCGTCCATGATGCCGTTCTGATACCCGAACGCTCGGAACTTGCCCGCGTCGGCACTCGTCTCGGCAGAGAGGTGCGCGTAGCGGTTGGCCCACTGGCTGAGCGTTAGCTTCGGCGGCGGCTTCAGCGCCTCCGCGATAGCCCGTTGGGCTCGCTCAATGAACCGAGCCGAACCTCTCTCGTAGGACTTCGCGCAGATCGTCGAGCCCGAGGGCTCCGTCATCGAGGGTCAGCTCCTCAAGCGCCTGTCCGATTTCCGTATCGAGCAGCGCCTTCACCTCTTCCGCGGATCGCAGCACTGCCGCGCGCGGGGCCGCCCGAACACCGATGGCCAAAACCTTGTTTCTGACGCGGGCCAGTTGCTCCACGAGCACGGCGATCACAACGTCGATCGGCACCACTGCGCCGCTCTTCATGTCGAACTCCAGCTGGCGCAGGAGCGCGAGGTAATTCTCTTTGATCCGAACCGCTTCGGCGTGATCGTAGGGAGCACCGCCCTCTCGAACCACAATTCGCTCAGCCGCTTCGGCCGGGCTTTCGTCAGGCAACGCCGCGGCCTGAGAAACTGCGCGGTCAATCCGCTTCGTCACGCCGCCCCGGTAACTCGGCGCCCGATCTTCCAGCCGCCACTTGGTTTCCTCGACGAGCACCCGCCCATCGTCGGACATCGCGATCATCCCCTGCTTCTTCAGCTGAGAGATCCGACCGGTCGTGAGACCAACATGCCGAGCGAAATCGGCCTGTGTCATGGTTTCGGACATCGCTAAACGCTTACTCGCTTAGGCGCTTAATGGTTTTAGGACTACGCACCTAGACAGCCAACAAACTCGCGCGGACCCTCGGCTTCCCCCCTCCCTAGGAAGGACCCTGGAACTCGCATCAGGGATCGATCCGACCGGTCACCATCCTTCCGGAGGGTCGCTCGTGACCTCCCTACGCTGGGATGGGCCTAGGATGGTTAGAGAAGGCTGCTGAGAGCCTTCGCTCCCTTCCTAGCGCCGTGTCCTCATCGCCTGAGCGATCGCCTTGGGGAACTCGCGCTTCGCCTCTTCCGACATGAAGCGCGTAAAGTCCGCATAGAACGGCACGTCAGCCTTGACCCGCGTCGTCGGCTTCAGGGTGAACATCAGCTGGAGCTTCTTGGACTTCCCGCGGCCTACCGCCTGGAAGATCAAACCGCCCTTCACAACCTTGTTCTTGAGCGCCCCAGGCTTCTGGGACTGGACTACGCCCTTGCTGCTCCGGCGTACCCGCGCAGTGGGGATGGCGAAGTTGCTCTTGGCCTGCTTGGTGCCGCCCTTGGCATGAAGCTGGAGGGCGGCGCGTCCAAGCCTGTCGACGAGAGCCACGCGCAGATTGCGCTTGTCGGAGAACTCCGGCGATAGCGCAGCCTTGAGGAAACCTCTGTTGCGCACGGTCACATGGTTCGGCCACGTCTCGTTGGCCAACCGGTTCTCTGCTGTCAGCACCGCTTTATTAAGCGATCGGCTGATAGCGTAGGGAACCTGATCCTGCATGGCGCCGACGCTGGCGGCCATTTTCTCGAACGGGGCCATGTCGATCTGAAACATGGCGAACCGAAGTTAGAGCGCCCTGATCACCCGTGCGAGGCTACCGTCTGCCTCTGCCAGGATCTTGAGCTGGTGAATGACAGCGCCGACGTTGTGGCGGTTTGCGATGGGATCGGACTGAGCCAAGCGGGCCAGATGCTGGCGATCGGTCAACGCTGTCGGCTGTGTGGCTTTGCGGGGAGCGGAGAGGTGGAGGACACTGGCGGGCGGATCGATGTCGTACATGGCTAGACCGTGTGCGTGCCTTCGACGCCGCGAGCCATTCGAGCCTTCGTCCTCGACAAGAGCGCTTCCTGCGCGGCCTCAATGTGCTTCAGAGCCTCAGCGTTCTCTGCGCAGGCGTAGGGGCCTGCTTCAAACGACTGAAGCCGGTCGGCGACGATCGCCAGCAATACCTCTTGCGTGATGCCGTTCACGCCGACCTCGCCGATCGGGCCGTTCTGGAACAAGACCTTGAGGCTCGTCTCATCACGGCAGGTGCTATCGGCCGAAGGGTTCTTCAGCGCGTGAAAGCCGTAGACCGCATAAAGATGGTTGGCACCACCCGCGCCTGGCTCGTCGTGAACCTCGATTGAGAGCGTGTCGTTGGCAGGATTAACCTTGTGGCTTGTGATCTTACGCATAAGGCTCACCTATCATCAGGTCGGCGCCGGCACAGAGCCAAGCGAGCGTGAAGTGCGTCGGGAGCCAAAGCCAAGTCAGGAACGCGTCGGCGTCGGGCATCAACGAGGCCCCACAACAAACCCGGCGGCAATCCAGCAAATGCCGATAAGCAGGAGGATCCCAAGGAGGGCCATCACACCCGATCCGCGCTCTCGGACAAATCTCTCGCGCTTCCAGACAAATCCCGAAGGCTGACCCCACCGAGGTCAATCTCCCCATCCTCTAGTTCATCCCAGTCGTCTGGGAGGAGGCCGATCTGGTCGAAGGGGAAGGGCTCTTCGGGGTTCACTGCGGGGCGTGCCCGAACTCAGCGACGTAACCGGCCTTCCAATCGCCTAGGAAGACCGCCTGGGCC